GCTCGATATCGAGCGTAAAATTTTTGACCTTGATGTCGTCGGTAGGCGATGCCAGGGCCGAACCTCCCTGGGCATTCATCCTGAAGATTCCCTGCTTAGATAGCACGCGATTAAATTTGTCCGCTATTGTTGCATTAGCCAGACTTGTAATGATCGCTGAATCGTCTATGAGTTTGTCTCCCTTATTTGAGATGGAAAGTTTCACCCGGCCCCCATCAAATGTGAAACTTGCTTTGTAAGGCTTTGCGCTCCTTATGACATGGAATTTGTCGAGCTTCTCAGTCGCATAGGTATAAAAGCCTGGAATCTTGTTTGCGAGTTGAAAGGTATGGAGATATGCTGCCGTAGTTCCCTGCTGAGTTGGTATGCCTGCCGTGCCGAACAGCAAAGCAAGAAGTAGATTTTCAAGTCCTTCATACCGCCAATGGAAATCAAGCGGAAAATCCACAGGCCCGACCTGCAATAAATCCAGGTCATCCTGAAAGGCGCTCTGGACATTCTCCTCCTCCGCAAAAGTTGAAGACATCTTGATAGCACCCGCATTCAAAGCCGCGATCAATGTCCCTGCGGCATTGACATCAATCTCTGTGCCCCAAGTCGCGGCTTTCTTGATAGCTGTCTTTATTAGTCTCTTTTCAATTTCACTCATTCTCTTTCACCTCCTTTTTTTCTTTCTTCGGCTTGATTTCCTCGGCCCAGCCGTCTTTGACCCAGGATTCAGCGGTCTCTTTCAAGATACCGTCCTTTTCCGTATCAATCTCCCGGCCGGTCTCAATCAATCCGAGCTTTTCGTGATATTGCCTTTCCCGTGTCCATCGTATTTTCATGCTTCACCTCTCTATAATTCGTCAAAGGTTCCTGAAACCAGAACCTTGAATCGCCTTTCAAACCATTCAAAACCTAAAATTGAGAAATTCCCTTTCGTCGTATCCCAGGAATCAGGAATGACCTGGTGAGCCATCGTGCCGAGCGTATTCGCCGAGGCACTTTTGGAATCTTCGTCTATGGCTCTCGTCACATCCCTCATCGCTCTGATAGCCTTTTTCGTCGGGTCGCTCATATCTTTCACCCACCCACCGACAAGCACAAAAAATGTCTGGTCATAATCATCTGGCACTCCGGCAAATTCGGGCGGCTCTGCATCCCCAATGAAAACAAAATAAGTCGGATCGCCCTTTAGTTGCTCATGGGATATGAACTTCTCCTCCACTTTGAATGGCGTATAAAAATAATCATCCCCAGCCGTAATGGCTTTAAGGACAGTTATAATCCTATCTCTTATCTTCTGAATCAGAGGTTCAGTTGGCATATCAGTCCTCTATCCCCAGAAGGTTCTTTATATAATTAGGCTTCATCATTGTCTCAAGTTCAGGTTTTGTTTCGCATATTGATTGCCAGAGCCAATGAAAGGCCGGGATGGTGATTTCTTTCTTGAGTGAGAAAAGTGGTTTTATCCCTTTGCCCTGTCTTATGGCAAGGAAATCCCTGCCTTTGACGCAAAAAATCCCTGGATAATTAGCCGCAAGTCCTTTCACGCCAGGAAAGGGAATCGTCAACGCCTTAGCCCGGACCGGCTTTATTGTGCCGCCTTCCTCAAGAATATGGGCATATTTAACAGATTTAGCCCCCGCTATTCCTGTCCCTATCTCCACTCTCGGCATCTTCGGATCAAGATACGCCTTGTATTTCACGTTTCTTTTTAGATGGCCTGTCCTCGTTTTAAGAATCGGGCCGCTGAGATTCCTTAAAATTTTAAGGATAGTATCGGCTCCCCATTTGTTGAGAACATAACCATAGGCATCGCCAATTTTCATCATCTTGATTATTTTGACTTTGGCTTTGGTCGCATCAATGATATATCTCACAGCCTTATCCTTTTGTATTTGTTTATGACTCGCTGGATGAAATCAGGAATATCCCTGTCGAATTTCGAGATATTGCCCTCTGGAAATCCCCTTGAGGCTTCTCCCCAATCCGATAGACTGAATGATTTGAATTGTTGAGCGACCAACCAGAAGCAGGCTAATTGCAGGTCAGAAGGAATCGTCGCCATGCCGAGTTTGCCGGTGAAATCGATATTTTGCGTCTCTTCATCTGACCAGACATCATCAAGTCTTTCGAGGTATCCTTCAAAATTTGAATCATGGACCCTGAAATCGGTTTCCTCTACAAGGTTCACGTCATCTTCTTTTAGTGTTATTGAGCCAACCGGATAATCTGGCAACCAGAGCAAGACTTTCCTGTTACCATCAAGAAGAAGATTTGTATATGTCTGCTCTTTCAAATTGCGGTTTGTTTCGCCATCGAGAAAAGTCGAGACGGCATTGATGAGGAGTTCAAGAATCGCGTCCTTTGAAGTTTCAGTAATTTGCAAATATGTTTTCTGGTCGGCTAAGCTAATCAGTGCGTTGGCATTGAGGCTCATGTTTTATTTTCTCTTTCTTCCCGATTTTTTCCCCTTCGTCTCCAGTTCTATGACCTTGTCCTCCTCCGCCCAGCCTTCCCTCAACAGCACATCAGCCAGTTCCTGCGGCAGATCGTATTTCTGCCCAGCCTGGTATTCAATGACCTGGATTCCATCGGGGCTTCCTTTTTTCGTGACGAGCATTCTAATTTTCATAGTTTCCTCCTAAGCGGATGGCGGGGAAGCCATTTCAAGCCTCCCCGCTATGTCAAAAACAAAATTCCGCTTTCAGTCAGCCAGCTTAATAGGAAATAGGAGCATGTCTTGCGTGACTGAGAATCGCCTGGGCAGCAATCGGTGTTCCATTCGTGTGTGTGCCTGTGAATGCGATATACGCTCTGATATACCGCTTGTGTCCTTTATAGCCGATGGCGTGGACGATTTCATCCTCCGCGGCGGCATCAATCACAAGTCCCTGCGTGCCTTCGTAATCCCCGGCCGCGACATCCGTATATGTGCTGTCATCATCGGATTCCTGGAGCTTCACTGTCATATAAACAGTTTCGCTCAGCGTATCGCCGCTTGCGCCGATGTTGAAAGTCATCAGCGCACCCTCATATCCAGCAAGGTCGACTCCGACTCCCGTTCCCTCTGTCGTATTATTGCCGACAATGGCAATAATCGACTTGACTACCTTTTGGTCGTAATAAACGCCTTTCATCTCATCCTCCTTATGTCGAGCATTTAAGTTTCTTGATGGCTTCGGCCAGAACTACCTGACCACCTGTCCGCTTGAAAAGCCAGAATCGAATTGCACCACTTGCGGCCTGGGTGAAGGGGTCTCTTAGGGTGACGATTTGCGTTCGGTCAACAATGGTATAAGCTCTTTTGAAATCTCCGAATACGACAGGATAAGCATTAGCCGCCTCATCTGCCATATCTTTAGCTTCCACAACACGAGCGCCGAGGATGTTCCAAGTTGGCGATTCGCCAAGTCTGCGGAGAAGATAATTGTTCGTGGTGTCTTTGAGTGTGGATGCTTTAAGCATGGTTTTCCGATTCATGACGAAAACCGAGCGGGGAGTATAAGCTGATTTTGGCTCGAAATAGAGCTTGAATAATCCATCGGCAGTGATTTCATCTGCATCGCCACTCACGACCGAGCCAACCGAGCTGTTGACCATGAATCCTTCAGGCCTCTTGACTCCGCTTCCAAGAATGAAATCATAGCCCTCAAGCACTCCGATTGCCTCCTGGAAGGCCTCATTGATTTCCGCTTCGAGATTGAAATCCGAATCCTCAAGATTCCAACGGCTGATGTCGTCAAAGCAATAGTATTCATGGGTCGGGATTTCTTCCATGCCGAAAACGAGGCCAGTTGTGGCGGTTCTGGTTTCTGTTTCCCCTGTTCTTCCACCAGTCGGGATGCCGGTTCTCTTTCTCTGCTTGTAAGTTTCTCTTGAGGTCGGTCTCACATTGGCGATTTCCCGGATGGGGGAGAATTCTGTAATGGATTTAATCATTTCGGCGGCCATTTCTGGCGATGTCAGGTATCCGCCAGTCGTCGGGTCGGCCAGAGTCATAACCTTGGTTTCAATCTTGCCTTCAGATTTTCTCAGATGCTCGGAGAGCGTGCCATATCTCAGCCAATCGACATACGCCTTATGCTCCACAGAGACGATTTTCTCACCGGAGGCAACCGTCAGAAGCCTCTTTTGCGTGACTTCAAGTTCATCGAGTTTCTTGGTCATCTTGTTGATTGTGTCTTTGACTTCCACTTTCAGTGTCTCTTTCGAGACGCCGGATTTCTCAAGACTCTCGACTTTTCCCCGAAGGTCGGTGATGTTCTGGTTGATTGTATCAACCAATTGTTTTTCTTCTGGTGTCATTCTTTAACCTCCGTTTAAGATTTAAATGCTTGCTCTATTTTCTTGAGAATGGAGTGGAATTCCGGCTCCGGTTCTGGAGACGGCTCTATCGGCTGAGTGGAAATGTCCGGCTCAAGCTCAATATTGAGCGTCTCTCCGCAAGATGAGCAAGTTGCTTTTATCGTTTTTTGGGCAGCCTCAAAACTGCCATCATGTTCTTTACAATGAGAGCGGGCTTCGGAACTTGACCAAATATCTTTATCATAACGATAAGCTTGTTCTCTCCAGCTCTCTCCATCTTTTGGTTTTCCAAAAATAATCCGATATTCTTTGCCATTATGTTTTCTCGTTCCTTGACGG